CTTGGCACTATGGACGAGCAAGAGAAGATGGCTCGTTTGATGGAGATCATCGTCAAGCAAGAGCAAATCTTGCAGCAGCTAGGCGTGAACAACCCGATTGTTTCTGTAGAGCAATACACAAACACTCTGCGCCAATATGTTGAGCTTGCTGGCATGAAAGATGCCAGCCGCTATTTCAAAGACCCGATGCAGGCGCAAATGGAACAGCAGCAGATGGCATCACAGCAACAGCAACAGCCATCGCCAGAAATAATGAAACTTCAGCAAGACTTTGAGTTGAAAAAAGCCAAGCTGGATGCAGAGATCTCTTTGGAGCGTGAAAAGATGATGTTGGAGCTTGATCTCCGGCGGCAAGAGTTACAAGCGGAAAGTCAACTCCGCGCAGCCAAAGCAATCACTGACGCAGAGATATCGACCAACCTGCCACGAGCATGAGTCAGTTTGGAGATGCCTGCCTTCTCTTGGCAAGCACAGGAACTTACACGCACTGGAAGCTGTCAAAGATCATGGCCTGCATCGGCTATCCGATCACGCTGAACCAATGCTTGATTTATTATGATGGCGAGATGCCAATCGGGTTGATCACGTTTGGATATGTGAGCGATTGGGCGCTTGACGAGCTTATGAGTGGCAAGCGGACGATTGAGAAGCAAGACTGGCAAAGTGGCGACAATTTGTTTGTCCCCGACCTGATAGCACCGCATGGCAACGTGCGGCAAATGACAAAGCATTTTCACAAATTTGTGAAGGGCAGACACGGAGAGGGATTTCGGTGCAACTGGTATCGACCCGCTTTGAAGAGGACTGGATATGCGCGGACGCGATCTGATTAACGGTTATGACTACGGCAAACATATGCATCAGCAGATGTATTGCTTTGGTTCGGACGGTGGTGGTGACTCTGGTGGTATGTCTGACGAGGACATGGATCAGGATTTGCAGCAAGATATTGCTGCCGCTGCGGCTCAAGATCAGGGCGTCGATATTGGTGGTTATGAATTTGACAACAATTTTGACAGATCCAATGCCAATACAGCCACAGCCGTTCAAGCCACACAAGATGTGATGGATGCTGTTGATGCGGCTCGTGCGGCAGACCCTATGAATGTCAATGCTGGAGTGCGTGCAGCGCAGGATATTATTGGCGCTAGTCCAACTGTCCAAGCGGCAATCAATAATCTCGCTAATTACACATCTGTTGGCACACCGTCATCATTCGCAAACAGGTCGCTCGTTAGCGATATAATTGATAGGAACCGCAGGCTCGGCACCCCAACATATGATATCACTGAAAACTATGTCGGGGCGGTAACAGATCCTACATTTAGCAATCCAGACGAAGTAACAGAGACGCAAGATGTCTATGGCATGGATGATGAATATGACGCTGTTTCACCTGAAGATGTCGAAGCATATGCAGACCAAATGGGTTACGACCTCAGTGATGCGTCAACAGGTTATCGTGATGCAAGGCTGTTTGGCGGCATAACACCAGATCAAATAGCAAATCTAGAAACTCGCGCTGAAAGCCCATTTGGGTTCAACGCGAGGGGGATTCTGGACGAAATTGCGAAGGGCAAAGTGACAGGCTATGCCGTTGATGATCAGGGCATAGTGCAAGGGGTCAAATCGATAGACGACAGCGCGTTTGGAAAAGGGTTGTCACAACTTGCCACTCTTTCGCCTTTTTCTAATTTGCTGGGTATCGACCCAAACGCCGTGTTTGAAACATACACTGGTCGACCTGATTTCAACCCTTCAGGTCAAGGCTCTCGTGGCTTTGCTAACGACAGGGGCGGGGATGGCGAGCCTGAAGTGCCGCCTGTTCAAAACCCAATGACAGGGGCTGTAAGTTGTCCTGATGGTTATAGTTTTGATCCTGATAAAAATGCTTGTGTTGAGAATGATGTAACATCTGACCAAGCGGGGGGCGGTCAGCCAGTAACTAACTTCCCTCTTGACCCAGATATGTATGTTCGCATGACGGCGCTTGACCAAGCGCCAACTGGCCTGCCATCAGGTTTTGACTTTAATACGGCAAACCGCCGCTTTCAGGAGTCATATGCTTACAGACCACAATATTATGGTCGAACACCGATGAATTTAACTGGTTTCACTCGCCTAAGATGAACGAGGGGAAACTGAGGCACGACATGGAGCGTGCAGCGAAAGTGGAAGCGCTACTGAGCGATCCGCTTATCACAGAGGCATTTGAAACTCTGGAACAAGAATTTGTTACCGCGTGGAAACAGTCAGCGATTGCTGACCAGGCAGCACGCGAGAACATCTACCAGCTTTTGCAAGCACTAGATGCTCTCAAGGGACACTTTGTCAAAGTCCTTGAGGACGGAAAACTCGCAAAGGATCGGCTAAAATTTTAATATATTAGGAGCTAAAGATGGTTCAACCCGAAGCGGAAACCAATAATCTTTCACTTGAAGATGCAGCAGGGTTGTTGCTTCAGTCTCGACACGAGGCAACTGAACAGCAGCCAGCCGCGCAACCTGAAGAAGCGATTGTCGAAGATCAGGTTTTGCCCTCTGAAGAAGAAGCCGTTGAAGGTGAGGAATTAGAACTCACTGAGGACGATTACGAAGAGGAAGATCAAGCCAGCGATGAAGCTGATGAGGACGACTACGAGGAGCAAGATGTCTATACCGTCAATTTGGCGGGACAAGAGATCGATGTAACCCTTGATGAAGCCCTCAAAGGTTACACGCGCGAGGCTGATTACACGCGAAAGACGCAGCAACTAGCGAGCGAGCGCAAAGAGTTCAAAGCTGAACAAGAAGAATTTGAACAAGTCCGCGCCCAAACCGCTCAACTGCGTGATGCGTATGCAAACACGCTTCAGGACTTGGGAAGCCAACTTGAACAGGGTCTTGGTAAAGAACCTGATTGGGATAAGGCATATCAAGAGCTTGATGCGAAGGAATACACTAGGCTTGTCCAAGATTGGAACACACGCAAAGAAAACCTGCAAAAAGTGCGGGTTGAACAAAATCGTGTTGCAAAAGAGCGTGCTAGGGAAAACCAAGAGCTTATGCAGCGGCATTTGTCTCAGCAGTCAGAACTCATGCTTGAGCGGTTGCCTCAGTGGAAGGACGAAAAAGTCCGCGATACTGAGCGTGCCAGCTTAATCAAACACGCGAAAACATTGGGATACACTGACGAAGAAATATCTCAAGCAGCCGATCACAGGGCTATTATTGCTCTGTACCACTCCTGGCAACTTTCAAAGCTACAAGCGGCAACGCCTGAAGCTAAGAAAAAGGTCAAGCGTGCGCCAAAAATGGCAAAAGCCGGAGTTCCTCGCAGCAAGAATGAAGTGGCATCACGGCGCAAAGAAAAACTGCGCCAGCGTCATGCCAAAGAGGGTTCAATAGCCTCTGCGGTGGATCTTCTACTTAATCGCTAATGTGAGGTAATTATTATGGCGACTTTAACCACAGCAACAAAAATCGGAGAAAGAGAGACCCTCTCCGATGTTATCGCTCGGATTGACAGCGATGAGACTCCTGTTTATTCAGCAGCGCAAAAGCGCACCAACAACGGCATTTTTGCTGAGTTCTTAGTTCAAGAACTGGCAACGCCTGCAACCAATAACCACCGCGCAGAAGGTGCGGACATGACCGACACAGGCGTGACCGCTCTGACGAGATTCGGAAATTATCATCAGGTGTCAACCAGAGGTTTTCTAATTTCTGGAACGGTTGAGGCTGTTGATAAGGCGGGAGTCGAGTCAGAAGTAGCATATCAAACGGTGTTAGCCGGACTTGATTTGCGTAGAGACATCGAAAAGATGGTCACTGACACAAACGTGGCTCGTGACTCAGGCTCACCGCGCAAATCAGCATCATTGATCACTTGGATCACAAACGGTGATGCGCCATCAGACATGGCCTTTGCGACAGGTGACGGCAGTGATGTGGCTGATTTGACAGGCACCGCTCGTGCCTTGACTTTGGCTCAGATCGACACAGCGATGCAAGCAGCCTGGACAGACGGTGGTAATCCTCGTTTGTTGGTGGCAAGTGCGGGAAATAGAGCTAATATCTCTGATCTTAGCCAAGCAGGTACAAACTTGGTGACAAACCAAGCCACAACAACTGCTTCAAAGCCTGTGTCCTTCAACGGAGCGGTCTCAATTTTGTTCAATGATTTCGGTCAGTTAGAGGTCATCCCCTCTCGGTCGATGTCAAATGACAAAGTGTTCTTGATTGACCCAGACCACGTTGCCATTGGTGCAATCAATGGACGTAACTTTGCGGAGCAAGAAATTGCCGCCACAGGTGACGCTCAGAAACGACAAATTCTGACGGAGTGGACTTTAATGCCAGACGCTCCGAAGGCACACGCAGCCGTGATTGGACTGAATGGCTCCTAAGCCTACTTGAACAAAATTAAGAGGGCGGCTTTCGGGTCGCCCTTTTTTTAAGGGAGATTTTATGGAACGTAAAAGAGTTATTTCTTCTGATCCTGCTGCAGGCAAACAGACCACTATGGAGTTTGATCGCGATGGCAAGGCGACCATCGTGCAGCGGCAGAATGTTGACCACATCATTGAGGCTAACAAGCAGAAGCAAAACGCATGGCAGTATGGGAAGCTGATCGGGAACACCCAACGGCATCATCAGCAAGTCGCTGAGATACCGAATCAGCTTTATATGCAATTGCGAGAGAAGTTTGGGCATCCATCCGACAACCCAAAAGACTGGGCGCGTTGGCTAAACGATCCAAACAACAGGTTTTTTAGAACAGGTGGCGGACGCATCTAATGGCAATAATTGATTATTCCACGCTCCAAACAGCTATCGCAAACAGCCTCGCGAGAACAGACCTCACCAGTCAGATACCCGACTTTATAACTCTGGCAGAGGCGCGGTTGTCTCGTGAGCTTGAGACTCGTGAGCAAGAGAAGCGTGCTTTGGCGACATTGACTGCTGGTGATGAGTTTACGGCGCTCCCAACTGACATGAGGCAGCTTCGCCAGGTAAAGCTGAACACCAGCCCGAACGCTGTGCTTGAATATATGTCTCCTGTGGCTTTGGACAACACCTTCCCAAGCGGCAGCAGTGGTCTGCCGTCTGCGTTTTCTGTTGTTGGTCAGGAAATCAAGCTGCGGCCTGTGCCTGACTCAGCTTATGTGATGGAGATCATATATATTGGCAATCTGCCAGCTTTGTCTAACACCAATACATCAAACACGATGCTCACAAGGCACCCTGACGCATATCTAACAGGTAGTCTCGTTGAGGCTTATTTGTATCTGATGGATGACCAGAGAGCGCAGTTATACGATCAAAAGTTCAGCCGCATTATAGATGAAGTGCGAAAGGACGAAGATCGTTCTAGCTATGGAAGTGGTGCCTTACAAATTCAGTCCGTTTATCAGCGTCAAGCAAATATCTAGGAGTAAGCCATGACGGCAATGAGTGATTATTTAGAGCTAAAATACCTTGACCATTTCACAGGTACAGCCAGCACAACCGCGCCATCGGCTGTGTATCTTGGCCTATCAACTGCATCAATGAATGACGATGACTCTGGCACAGAGTTATCCGGCAACGGCTACGCTCGCAGGGCTGTTACATTTGCATCAGCAGCAAGTGGCAGTATTTCAAGCAACTCCGCAGTCGAGTTTCCAGCCGCAACAGCTTCATGGGGAACCGTGAGCTTTTGGGCTATTTATGACGCAAGCTCTGGCGGTAACCAGCTTTTTAATGGGGCTTTTTCAACAGGCAAAGCAATCGGCAGTGGAGATATTTTAAAGGTAGCAAGCGGCTCTTTGACCA